AATGTTTTCTATTACCTTATTCAAATAATTAACAACTTTACATAATAACTCATAATAACTTAATTCATCATCATATACTAACGGTAACACTTTTTGGCACCAAAATCTAAATGGTCTTAAATCGTTCATTATTACCTCACTTTCCCTTTACCACAAAGTAAAGAAACAATCACTACAATCCTCAATAATCATCATATCAATATTGAGAAAAGTCTCTCTGAATTTCTTTAATAAACTGCTATAATTTTCTGTTCCCTGTTTACCTTTAACTGTCTCAATATACTTATCAGTGCTATTAACATTCTCTGTATTATTTTCTGTCACTTTCTCACTACCATTACCAGTTCTACTTCCGTTACTTGTAATTGTATCAGTGCTATTATTAGTTGTGATATTATCTTCATTTACCTTAGTAACTGTAGTCAATGGAACGTTATCACCAATGTCCTGCGTGTCCATGCTATTCTGTGGTGTATCACTAAATCTATTCAAGGTATCAGTATTACTTGTACCACTAGCACTATTCACATCTTTAGTCTCATTCCGATTAGTCTCTGTATTGCTATTAGTTTTGTTACTAGTACTAATACCAATCGTACCCCTAGTACCGCTACCTTCTCTACTCCTAGTCAAATCAACATCATAAAAAGGATTGAACTCAATCAACTCACTTTTATACAACTGATTGTAATAAGGCATAATCTCATTTAGCTTAGCATTTAACGCTAACTTCCACCTACCAACAGTCTCATGCGCAATCTCTCTAGTATAATAATGTTTCAATATCTTCCTGCACAAGACCTGCCTATAGTTTTCATCAAATATCGGAAAGTCAAAATTAAAAACCTTATTCCAACATCTATCTAAAATACTATCAATATTATCTGCACCCTCACTCTCACTCAAGCCTGCACTGTTTTCACAAATAAAACGCACTTCTGTTGTATACCTACTCATTATTCTCACCACCTTTGCCTACGTCAGTTTCATTACTCAACTCTGCTTTATCAGCGTCATAAGTATCAAGTACCTGCATATCTTCACGATAGTCAACACTAATGTTCAGTCCAAACATTTTATTAATCTGTTCACAAGCCTGCTGTCTCATAAACAGTCTTGAATACCTACTAGCAATAGTTCCACCTAAGTTTCTTTGTACTTCATCAGTTATCATTCTTTCCTTTTTTACAGTATTAACATTACTAATACCTAAGTACGTCAAAGCTTCATTCCAATACAGTGTCTTTAACTCATACAGCTTATCAGCAACATAAGGACTTGTAGTATCAAGTGTCTTAATACCGCTTAGGTCTAAATTCTTATCACCGAAAATAAATGGTTCATTTCCCATATACTGTGCATACAGATTTTTCATTACTAACCTTTGATTTTCAGTACAAGTAATAATCTTAGGGGTTTTCTGTTGTATGACATTTACATCAATAGTTCTCTGTACTTCATACATCCTTTTACTCATTTCCTGTACATCAAGTATACTGTTAGTGTGTAGCATATTATTAAAAATAATAACACTGTTGCTAGGGTCAAGTTTCATTTGATACCCGTTCTGTGCAAAGGCTGTTCGAGTAATAGGTATTCTGTAAACATCAAGTTTACCACCTATCATAACTTGCAATCCTAAGTAACCCATGACTTCATCCTTAAAAAATACTGCCTTTCCGTCATTGAAAAGTGCTAGTTCTAAAAACCTTGCGTCAATTGTACTTGGTAAGTTTTTCCAATCAAACATTGAAATGCTTAATTCTGTCAATCTATTAACATACTGTAGGTATGTTCTCTGATTTTGCAGGAATGCTTCGGATTGTGCTTTTCTCCCTCTTCTACTCATTGTCTCACCTCTTTTCTAACTAGGGCTATTATCTAATGAATAGTTACCTATTTCACTAGCATTTTTCCAAAATGTAATACCATTGTTAAATATATTTTTTATTTCAGTTATATCGTTATTGTTACATCCATTTCCTGTTATACAACAATTCTGTGTTTTTGCATAGTTCCAATGCGGTCTACTCTTTATGTTTGGTACTTTTACTCTTTTAGTAGCATACCCATATTTATCAAAATATTCATCAATAATATGAGCATATTGTGGAGTTACTTGCATTTGTTTAAAATAAAAGTCCTTGTTTCGTGTAGCAACATCAATTGAACCACTATTATTACCCCTTGTTTGTGGTGGTTTACTGTATGCTAACATGGCGTCTATACCATTTTCAACTAATCCTGTTGCTCCACTTAATGATAACTCTGGATTAAAACTACTCATTCCTGCAGCAACTGTACCAGTGTTAAGTAAAGCTGACATTGTTAATTTACTAGCTGATTGTGCTAACCATGCTTTATATGCGTCAACAGTCCATGCTACTTGTGGGAAATCACTCATAACTAATTTTTCAGAATAATTACCCTCACCAGCATTAGTACCATTATATCCCATAGGAACTAACGCTATTTGTGGATTACCTACAACACTTCCGTATAAAGCAAAATCGCAAGTATTTTTTATAAACCATTCATACCTATATATTGCAGAATTATCACAACAGTCTACTGCTAAATAGTTAAAAGGATATGTTAATAATTTTTTATTTTTTGGTATATATCCGCCAATTGTAGTGTTTTTTGCTACTGAATTTACTTGCACACTTGGTAGTGCAGTTGTTGTATAAAAATCACTTGGCATTAAAAAAATATTAACAATGCTATCTTGTTTGTTAGCTTGTGTGGCTGTGTCTAAATAAGTTAATAATCTTTGTACTTGCCCATCATTATCAACTCGTCCTGCTATATAATCTACACCACTAAATAATCCACCTTGATAGCCACCTGTTTTTGTTCCCTCTTCTGCAAAGGTTGTTGCTATTACTGCACTATAGCTATCAAAATGTCCGCTTTTACTTATAGCATTACAAACTATCGGTCCTGTATCAATATTTTCTGATACAATATTACTACCTGTATAATCTATACTGCTATGTTCTCTCTCAACAAAACACTCTTTAAGAGTGCAGTCAAATAAAAACCATGTTTGCATAACATCAATTGTAAAATATACATTACTAACTTTATCATTTACATATTCAATATTAGTAATAAAAGCATAAAACCATTTACTAGCATAGTTAGTATTTTGAAACATCATATAGTTGCAGTTATAAATGCTCTCTGCATTAGCACTCATTCTTACAACACCCTGCTGTCCATTAATTCTCTGAAAACTAGCTTTGTCCATAGTCTTACTAACTTTACTTTCAAAGTAAGTTTTCTGCGCACTTCTACTTTCAAAATAAATAGTATCTTTATAACTACTATCTATCGGTACACCACTACACAATTTGATAATACTATTAGGTTGTATCTGCATATCTTCACCACCTTTACAATAGCAGGAAAGCAATTACGCTCTCCTGCTATATTCAATCTACGCAACTGTAATAGTTGCTTCACCGACCTTAGTACTATCGAACGTGCTAGTAGCCTTTACAGTAATAGTTCCTGCCTCAGCGTTACTATTAATCTTAAGCATACCAGTACTTGAAATACTAGCCTTAGCATCCTCTGGAGCAATACTCCAAATAACACTCTGTGGTGCATAGTTATCAGTATCAACAGTAACATTTAGCTGTAACTGACCACCTACACTAACTGTAGCTTCACTAGGTGTAACTGTAACTGCCTTGACTGCAGGAACACCTGCAACAAATAGCGCATTGTTTGAGAACGGAGACACGGAAAATGTTTTCCATACATGATACCAGTAGTTCCAATACAGTCCCTCACCGTTGTACTGTTCTGTAAAGTTCTGATAGTTGTCAAATATCATGAACCAGTCACTATCAACCATTACACATGGTATAGCGTCAAGTGCTTCAAGTTCTGTCTTGCTTATCTCTGTATAATTTGGGTCATCTGCAAAGAGAATATTTAATCTCTCAATGTCTAAATCACCAAAACTATCTACAAGTACATGGTGTCCGTCAAATTCTGCTTTGTCCATGTTAAAAGCACTCGCAAGTACTTCAACATTCATAGTAGCGTCAAACTGTGAATTAACTAACAAATACTGTTCCTGCTTAGGTGTATGGTTCATAACTCCTGCAAGGTTATTCTTTGAGTTAAGGAAAGTAAACTTATTTGATACACCCTTGATAGTACTAACAATACTATTCATGTTTGCTGTGTTAATAGCAGGAATAGTAACAGGGTTCATAAGTCCATTTAAAATATGCTTTGCTAGCATATACTTCATAGTTTGGAACTCGTCATAGTTAGCACCTGTATACATAGCGTCCACAATCTTAGCAATTAAATCTGTAATGCCGTCAATAGACAGAAAAGCCTGTCTCAACTGGTCATTTGAGATTGTAGCTTTGTAGAACTTCTGATAGTTCATAATGTGAAATGCGCTGCGCACGTCAGGAATTTCACGTTTGAATACATTGGACTCTGCAACCTGTGGGTCAAACTGAAAAGGTTTTGCAATATTAACAAATACTTCCTCAATAGACTCACCAAATTCGAGCATACCTTTTTTAAACATAGCCCACGGATTGTCGTATGTTTTACTTGTTAAAATTACTCTACCTATTCTGTTTACGAGTGCTGATAAAAACTCATTCTGTAAAGCAGGATAGTCCATAATTACTGCACCGATTTCTCTGATTGAGTCAGAGTCTGCTGTAGCCTGTGGTACATAATCTCTGTAATTTGTACTTGCGTTGTTTCTTATAGCATTTAAGATGTCAACGCTTGAATTAGTAAGTGTCTTAATTTTTGGTTTTGTAGCCATAATTCTTAGCCCTCTCTTTCTTTAAATAAATCATCAAAGGAAATTTCCTTTCCGTCATCAGTAATATCTTCCTTTTGTTCCTTAAGTAGTGTTTCAGAGTCTGTGCCTGCACTGCCCTCAAAAAATCGTGCTTTATATTTTTCTCTCCACTCATTGTCATTCTGTTCATATTTTGCTTTCCAATCAGTGGTATCTTTTGCACGTGTTTCAAGGTCATTGAATGTATCAGTAAAATTCTCAATCATAGCAAGTGTATCATCATCAGCGTTATCGCCTGCTAATCCTTTTACTGCATTCATAAAGTCATCATGTGAAAGTACTGCCATTTTTCTCACCTCTTTTCTATTTAAAATAATGGTCTGCACAGCATCCAAACTGGCATACCTTTTCGCTTGTTTGGTGTAGGTGGTGTGGGTGGTGTAACTCCAGTTAGGTATTCATACCATGCATTAGCATATGCAACTCTTTTTTCTGCAACTTCTACACCTGCTCTTTCACGCTCTATTAGATAAGCCATACAAGCTGTAGTTACATCTGTAAGTTGTGAAAATTCCTTACCACTATAAGGGTAGCCTTTATTAGGTTTTGGTATCCATTGTCCACCATAATTATTAATAATCTCTTCCCACATTAACTGTGTCTGTATTTCACCAGTAGCCCAGTCAGAACCTTGTGCGCTTGAATAGTCTGTTAAATTGGTGTGTGGTGTCCACTGTATTAACCCCCACCCGTCACCGCCTTTTTCTTTACAACCTGGATTTATTTGTGACTCCTGCTGTAAATTACCTAGCATACCACATATGCTTTCAATAGTAAAATTTTTACTATTGAAATATCCATAAAATTCAGTAGCATTATTTTCAAGTTCTGTTTGAGTCATACCAGGGTCTAAACCTATTTTAACAATCCATGCCATTATCTTATACCTAAACTAAAAAGTTTATTCCATGTGTTTTTACCACACTCACCGTCAATAGCCAGTCCATAATTCGACTGAAAAATCTCACACGCTCTTGCACAACCTGTTCCATATTCTGTATCAATGCTACCAGTATAATAACCTAATTTTGTCATAAGTATTTCAAATACTGTTACGTCAATATTTGATGAACCTTTTTTCAATAAATTCATAGTATATTCTGCACTTCCTTTATCTCCATTATAACGTAAATGATAATTCCAGCCATAACTAGGTGTGTAATATTTTCTTATGCAAATTTCTTTTCCTGTTTGGTCTCCTGCTTTACGTCCCTTTGTAGTTCCTATTTCATCAATACTTGCATGAACTATATGTTCACTATCTGTTGAAACACAAACATGATGTCCTACTGCTAAATGAATATCACCTTTTTGAAAAGGTCTACTGCACGAAGTAAAGCCACAGCGTTTTAACTGTTCATACAAGTTTCTCGTTGTACTGTTCACATTTACATTAAAACCTGCTTTAGCAAGTGCGTGTCCAACTAACGAACTGCAATCAAAGTCAGGATTTCCACCTCTGTTAATCTGTGAATAACCATGTGAATTGTCATTTGCTATTGCAATCATATAATCTGTGTAAGTGTCAACTTTACTCATTCTTATCACTTCTTTCCACATTTAATATGTCACATAATTTCTGCAATATCAGTGTGTTATCATTTAGTGCTGTTGTAAACTTGTCTGTTTCTGCCTTGTGACTTTCATTTAATTTCATACAGTACCATGCCAAACATAAGCACATTACTATAGGAAAGCCAACTGTTGTTATAGCCTGCAAAATTGCCTGCATTGTTTCCATGCCCTCATCACCTCTCTTTTATTCTCTTTTTAATTATATCATATTACTTGAAATATTGCAATATATATGATATAATAAATTGAGATAATTATAGTTAATTTTAAGAAAAGAGTACGACAATATGAGTGAAAATAAATACTATGACGGAACTAAATTGTTATCAATGAAAGATATAAATGGATTAAAGCCCGAACTATTTTTATGTACCACTAATAGAAGTGGCGGTAAGACAACCTATTTTGGTAGATTGTTAATCAACAGATTTCTAAAGTATGGTAAAAAATTCTGTTTAATTTATAGGTACAACTATGAACTTGATGATGTATCTAATAAGTTTTTCAAGGATTTACAAACATTATTTTTTAGTAATTACACTATGGAAAGTGAACGATGCGCAAGTGGTATCTATCATAGTTTGTTTTTAAATGAACAGCACTGTGGTTATGCTATAAGTTTAAATAGCGCAGACCAATTGAAAAAATATAGTCACCTGCTTAGTGATACTGATAGTATGCTATTCGATGAATTTCAGAGTGAGACTAATCACTATTGCAGTGATGAAATAAGAAAATTTATTAGCGTACATACAAGTATAGCAAGAGGTCACGGTGAGCAGGCAAGATATCTTCCAGTATATATGTTAAGTAATGCTGTCAGTATTATCAATCCTTATTATGTAGAGTTAGGAATATCTGAAAGATTAAATAGTGAGACTAATTTCTTAAAGGGAGACGGATTTGTACTTGAAAGTGGATTCGTAGAAACGGCAAGTAAGGCACAAAAAGAGAGTGGTTTTAATAGGGCATTTAAGAACAATCAGTATGTTGCATACTCAAGTGAGAACGTGTACTTAAATGATAACTCTGCTTTTATTGATACTCCTGTAGGAAAAGGAAAATATATTGCAACCTTAAGATATATGAACCATAACTATGCTGTGAAACAATTTAGTGAGCAAGGATTTTTATATATTGATGATAAAGCAGACAGTACTTTTAGAACTAAAATAAGTGTTACTGTTAATGACCATGATATTAATTATGTTATGTTAAAACAGAATGATTTATTTATTAGTCAATTGAGATATTATTTTGAAAAAGGTTGCTTTAGATTTAAGAACCTTAAATGCAAAGAAGTTTTATTTAAGACTATTAGTTATTAGGTATCTTCTGTTGTATGTACACTTGATACTGCTAGGTAGCACGTTTGGAAAATAACGCTAGTATGTATTGTCGTAAATGCTGTGCGCTTGTGTTCTGCAATAGTTATAGATATAGAAAAGGCAAGAGTATTTTACTCCTGCCTTTTTGCTTTATTTGTAAAAATGATTGTGTATATCTGTTGCAATTAATATGTTTAATGATAATACAATTTCCGTTGTATCTTTTTTCTTTATAAAATCGTATGATAAAAACTTTACTATGTATAAACCATTTAAGCAATATTCTATTTTATACTGCTCTGTATATGGTACATCATAAAACTCAATTGAACCTCTAAATCTTTTTCGCAGTTCATGCACTACTTTTTCCATTTTATCATTCATAATTTTATCTCTCCCTTGTAAAATAATCACAATTATATTTGTACTTGCAGAAACAACAAATATGGTTACAAGTTTTTTCGTGTTTCTTTGCTTTGTATCTGTAATATAAATCTACTAACCATGTTATCATATTGTTTCACCTCATTTCATAAGTCGTGTCCACCAATAATACACCACCTTTAATTCTTTTTGGCAGTAATTTTCCAGGAACGCATAACCCAACTTTAAAATCACTATAGTCTCTTTTTGTTTCTAAAAATTTTAATTCACTTTGTGTATAGTTATCACTCTCCTTTACTTCATAACCCTGCAATGATTTGTCAAATAAATCTTTGCATTTCTGTGGCATACCTGCGCATTTAATATCGTTATATGGTTCATCTACTGGAATTAAATCCTTGTGAGTTCTGTGTTCTATGTATGTTTTCTGCCTTGTAAATATAGCTGTGTCCCAACTGCTCTCTAATTTCCAACAGCAAAATTTAATGGGGTCTACTGTTATGCCTTTTATCTTATCAGCAGGTAAGTCACAATGTATACTGTCAGTATCAGCGTAAATAAACCCTGCTTTGTCTACACCATAGTAATTTTTTTGAGCGGCTGTTATCGTAAAATTTCGCGCATAGGATGTTATTGCACTGCCTGTTGCTATATGTCCCACCTTTTTATTATTAGCAGGGACTATATAGAAGCCGATACTTTCATCCTCTTTTATATATGCAACCTTAAAACTACTGTTGGAACTACTAGCAAGTTTACCATAAAGGTTATTGAGAAACAGTTTTGCTTCTGTACGCTTTGCACCTTTGCTATTCATTTTAATTTCTGCATAATGATTGATGTAATTATCAAATATTCCTTTCATAGAATAAAACCAACATCCATCTAAAATTTCAAAATCAACTAGTTCATAGTGCTTTAACATTAACTTGTAATCTGTCATGGTTACTGTCATTATTACTGTACTGTCGTGTATGTTTCCATCTTTATCTTTATAGTAGCGATTATATGTTCCGTCTTTATTTAATATATCACTAGTTGTTAATGACTCTGTGCCTTTATATAAATGATTACCTTTTATTTGAATAAATGGTAACATATTTTCTTTGATATAAAAACGTGTTTTTATTCTTAAAAAGTAATATTTATTTTCACCTATAGCTTCATTAGGTATTATATTACCTGTCCAAAAATATGGCTTACCTATTGGAAAATAATTACCACTTTGAGAGTGCATCATACTAGGATATAAAGAGTTCACATCTGCTGTCACACCATTATGTCTAACTATATTTTCTTTTCCTTTTACTAAATAACACCAACCTCCTCTATAACTGTGACGTATATATTCGTCAGCGTTTGACGAACCATAAATTTTTTTATCAATGAGAACTTTATCAAGTGGTGGAAATAAAACTTCATAATCATATGCACCTGTAGATTTTTTATACTCTTCCATACAACACGAACCTATGGTAAGTTTATCATGTCCGTCATTGAATAAATGTTCAAGTGCTTCTTTAACTACTAATACGTCATTAGCTATGTAATGTTTTTGTTTATCAGTTATATTACAACCTGCATATCTATAACCAACGTATTCCATGTCTAATTTTTGGTGCTTTGTTTTAAAAGATTCTCCTATTTCCTTTACTGAAAATGGTAATAGTTTTAAGCTATCTCTTAGTTCTATTATGTGATTATTAACTTTAATAGTTAATGTATACCATTGACCCATATCAGAAATTGTATATCTAAAAGATTTATTTTTCATATCTTTTATTCTGATAAATTCCACTTGAGTCTGTTCATCATTTAAGTAACGGGCTGATGAACTGGTAAAGCAGCCCCAAAAAGAAAGGAGAAATGACCTATGGCAAACAATAAAATCGACCGTAT